GATATGTCCCCCACCACTAAAGAGCTGATGAAGCTAACTCTAGAAAAGAAAATCGCTCATGGTGGTCATCCGGTTCTACGCTGGATGATGGACAATATTTTTATTCGAACCGACCCTGCTGGCAATATTAAACCTGATAAAGCTAAGTCGACTGAAAAGATTGATGGCGTGGTTGCCACCATTATGGCACTTGACCGGGCGATTCGTAATGAAGGCGAAACTGGCGATTCTATCTATGATGAAAGAGGGTTGTTATTCCTATGAGTATTTTTTCTAAGCTATTCAACAAAAACAAAGCTTCTCCCAAGAACTCCCTATCCGGGACCTGGTCATTTCTATTTGGCGGTACCCTATCTGGTCAAAACGTTACCGAACGTACGGCCATGCAAAATACCGCCGTGTATGCCTGTGTTCGGGTCTTAGCGGAAGGCCTAGCCCAGCTACCGCTCCATGTCTACCATTACAACGATGATGGCAGTAAGGAACAAGATATCCAACACCCGCTATACTTCTTATTACATGACTCACCTAACCCAGAAATGACCAGTTTCATTTTCCGCGAAACCATGATGAGTCACCTACTACTCTGGGGAAATGCCTATGCGCAGATTATCCGAAATGGTCGTGGTGAAATCACTGGCCTTTACCCGCTAATGCCCAACAAGATGGACGTTAACCGGGCACAGAATGGTGAACTCTATTACACCTACACCAAGGACTACGACGAATATGGTTCTAAGAATCAATCCCGTCAGATAATTTTGCTTAAAGATGAAGTATTGCATATCTCTGGGTTAGGTTTTGATGGCTTAATTGGTTATAGCCCCATTGCCATGGCTAAAAATGCAATTGGCCTCTCCATGGCAGCCGAACAGTATGGCGAAACCTTCTTCAAGAATGACGCCACACCGGGTGGAATCTTGCAACACCCTAATATCGTTAAAGATCCTGAACGATTAAGGAAAAGCTGGAATGCTCAATTTCAAGGAAACAATCAACATAACATTGCGGTCCTTGAAGAAGGCATGACCTTCCAGCAATTGTCCATTTCTCCTGACCAAGCCCAATTTTTAGATACGCGTAAGTTTCAAATTGACGAAATTGCGCGTATTTTTCGTATTCCACCCCACCTAATTGGCGACCTCGACCATTCAACCTTCTCTAACATTGAACAACAATCCCTGGAGTTTGTAGAATACTCACTTAACCCATGGTGCGTCCGTTGGGAACAGGCTATGAACCAACAATTACTTTCACCTAAGGAACAGGGAAAGGTGTTCATCAAGTTCAATGTTGACGGCCTACTACGGGGTGATTACGAAAGTCGAATGAACGGTTATGCCATTGGTCGGCAAAACGGTTGGCTATCCGCCAATGATATCCGAGAACTAGAAGATTTGAACAAGATTCCATCTGACCAAGGTGGCGATATGTACCTGGTAAATGGGAACATGTTACCTCTTGAAAAAGCTGGAAACTTTTACAACAAGACTAATGAAAACAATGAAAGCGAGGAAACAAGTGAATGAAACATTTCTGGAACTGGAGCGGTCCCACCAACCAGCGAACCCTAACTATTAACGGCACAATTGCCGAAGATAGCTGGTTAGATGATGACATCACTCCCCAACTATTCCAAGACGAACTTAAGCAAGGTGAAGGTCCGGTTGAACTTTGGATTAACTCCCCTGGAGGCGATTGTATTGCTGCAAGTCAAATCTATACTATGCTAATAAACTATGGTGATGATGTAAACGTCAAGATTGATGGTGTAGCGGCTTCGGCGGCATCAGTAATTGCTATGGCCGGGACGACTGTTTCAATGGCTCCCACTGCTATGTTAATGATCCATAATCCGCTCACCATGGCCATGGGTGAATCTGGTGATATGCAAAAAGCCATCCAACTCCTGGATGAAACAAAGGAAAGTATCATTAATGCCTATGAGCTAAAGACCAATCTACCGCGTGAAAAGATTTCGGCTATGATGGATGATCAAACCTGGATGAACGTCAATAAGGCCATTCAATTAGGTTTTGCGGATGAAATGATGGGTAACCCTAGTGAGCCACCAACTAACTGCTACGCCTACTCTGATCATCAAGCCGACCTAGTTTTACTCAATAAACTTAAACCAAAAACTCAATCATCCATTACTGTGAAGTCGCTACAAAAGCGGCTTTCTTTGTTAGGACATTAAATTTAGGAGGACAAATCTTATGAACAAGATTATCGAATTACAAGAAAAGCGTGCCAAGATTTGGAAGCAAGCAAAGGACTTCTTAGACGAACGCCAAGCTAAGTCAGACATCCTATCAGCCGAGGATAATGCGACCTACGAACGCATGGAAAAGGATGTCGTTGATCTAGGGAAGGAAATCGACCGGCTTAATAAACAAGCCGCTATTGATAACGAACTCAACCAACCCACTACTAATGCCATTGTAGGTGCTCCAACTCTTGGTAAGGAATCAGGGGCTAAAGATCAATATGACCAATCGTTCTGGAACATGATGCGGGGAAATGTCTCTGCCAATGTCATGAACGCCTTAAAAGAAGGTGCCGATTCCGATGGTGGTTACTTAGTACCGGATGAGTTTGAAAACCAACTAATTCAAAAGCTCCATCAAGAAAACGTGTTACGGTCCATCTCCCACGTTATTCAAACCTCTAGTGGTGATCACAAGATTCCCGTAGTCGCTAGTGAAGGAACTGCTTCCTGGTTAGATGAAGAAGCCGCCTACACCGAAAGTAATTCTAGCTTTGGGCAAGTAACCTTAGGCGCTCACAAGTTAGGAACCCTCATCAAAGTTTCTGATGAACTACTAAACGATTCTGCTTTTGATCTGACTAACTACATCTCCACCGAATTTGCCCGTCGTTTAGGTGATTCCGAGGAAGAAGCCTTCTTAACTGGCAACGGAACCGGACGACCAACCGGGATTCTCAATGACTCCAATGGCGCTAAAGACGGTGTAACCGCGGCCACCGCTGATGCAATTACCTTTGACGAATTAATTGACCTTTTCTACTCCCTTAAAGAACCCTACCGTAAGAATGCCGTCTTTTTGATGAACGATTCAACTGTTAAGGCCGTACGTAAGTTAAAGGACCAAAATGGCCAATATATCTGGCAACCATCTGTTCAACTTGGGACACCAGACATGATTCTTAATCGTCCAGTCTTCACCAGCCAATACATGCCAACCCTATCAGCTGGAAACAAGATTGCCCTCTTTGGTGACTTCTCCTATTACTGGATTGCGGATCGTCAAGGACGGACATTCAAGCGATTAAACGAACTTTACGCTGTAAATGGTCAGGTTGGTTTCTTAGGCTCTCAACGGGTGGATGCTAAGACAATCTTGCCCGAAGCTTTAACAACCCTGAAGATGGGCGCTGGTAAGTAGAGGTGAGTAAATGGCAGATGAAACTAATCCCCAAACACCCTCCTTAGATGAGGTTAAAAATTATCTACGCATCGATGGGACTTCCGAAGATGAGCTAATTAATCGCTTCCTTGCCTCCGCCATTACGACGGTTGAAAATGTCCTGCGTCATTCAATTACTGACTACGATACCCTTCCAGACGATATCCATACGGCTATTTTGTACACTGTGGCCTATCTTTATGAGTATCGTGAAACGGCTGACTTTGACGCAATGATTAAATTTCTCCGGGCTATCCTCACTCCCTATCGAAAGGAGGCCTTTTGATGGAAAAAGCTGGTCAAGACGATACCAAAATCATCAATATCGGTGAAATGAAACATCGAATCCGTCTGTATAACCAGGTAAATACTGGGCGAAATCCTAATACTGGTAGACCCATAACCCAACAGGTATTAGTTGGTGAAGTATGGGCTTATATCTCTAACCTTCATGGGACGGAATATTACACGGCAGCGATGGTTAAGGTTCAAAAAGAAGTTTCCATGACCTTTCGTTATCTTGATGGCGTTAAGGAGTCAACCGAAATTTGGTTCAACGGTCACTGGTATGACATCCAGTTTATTGATGATGTGAAATACCGACATCGATTTCTGCAATGCAAAGTTGCCATTGAGACCAGTACCACACCACCCGATGATCTCAAAAATAGCACTTAATGAAGGGAGGAAACCTAAACTTGGAACAAGCTAATCATGATGCCACCAAAGTATCGGTAATTGGTGAAATGAACCATCGCATCCGACTTTACCAAAATAAATACGTCCGTGATACTGCTCACCCATATAACTCCCAATCCAAAAAAATCTTCTTAGCTGAGGTATGGGCGAACGTATCCAATCTGAGTGGTAATGAATACTACGCAGCCGCAATGGTTCGGGTTCAAAAAGAAGTCTCCATGACTTTTCGTTATGTTGATGGGCTGACTGAATCATGCGAAATCTGGTTTAATAACCGCTGGTACAATATCCAGTTCATTGACGACGTTAAGTATCAGCACCGCTATATTCAATGCAAAGTTGCCATTGAGACCAGTACCACACCACCTGATGATCTTAAAGGAGGGACCACATGACCGTTTTACAATCAAAGGTATTAAACCTATGCTGGGCAGTATTAGGAGGGTTTATTGGTTGGTTTCTTGGTGGCTTTGATGACCTACTATATGCCCTCCTAACTTTCGTAATAGCTGATTACATTACTGGGGTGCTTTGTGCAGTCAATGAACGCAAGTTATCCAGTGAGATTGGTTTTCGTGGCATCAACCGGAAAATCCTAATTTTTATTTTGGTCGGGGTTGCCAATATTGTCGACCTCCATATCCTCAAACACGGTACCCCACTACGAACAGCCACTATCTGCTTTTACATTTCAAACGAGGGCATTTCATTACTAGAAAACGCTGGGCGACTGGGCTTACCCTTCCCCAAAAAGCTCAAGGATATCTTAGAACAACTACGTAACGATAAGGAGGACTGATTAAATGACAACTTTTAAAGGAACTGATGTCTCACAATGGCAAGGAAACATTAACTTTAATGCCGTAAAAGCCAGTGGAATTGACTTTGTGATTATTCGGGCTGGTTATGGCCATTCAACCTCACAAAAGGACCCCTACTTTGAACAAAACTACATCCGAGCAAAGAACGCGGGCTTAAACGTCGGAGCCTACTGGTATTCATACGCTGATTCCGCTAGTGACGCTAAAATTGAAGCTGATACCTGCCTCTCTGTCATTACCGGTAAACAATTCGACTATCCAATCTGCTTTGATTTAGAAGAGCGCAGTCAATTTAACCGTGGCTCTAATTTCTGTTCTGCATTAGTCTCAGCCTTTTGTTCAGAAATTGAAGCTCATGGTTATTACGCCGGCCTCTACATTTCCCGTTCACCTCTTCAAACCTATATTTTATCTGATGTAGCTAATCGTTACGCTCTTTGGATTGCCGAATACAATAGTCGACTGAATTATAGCGGTGAGTACGGAATTTGGCAGTATTCATCAACGGGTTCAATAAGTGGCATTAGCGGAAATGTTGATATGGACTACTCGTATATTGACTATCCCGCCATCATTAAAAAGAAGGGTCTTAACGGCTATGGTGCAAATAACAAGTCTTTAAAATCAACGAATGAGATTGTCAAAGAAGTACTAGCTGGTCAATGGGGAAATGGCGAGGAACGCAAAAACCGCTTAACTACTGCTGGTTACAACTATGACACCATTCAAGCAACTATCAATCATCAATTAAACGCTAAATCAGTTGATGATATTGCTCATGAGGTAATTCAAGGCAAATGGGGAAACGACCCACAACGTAGTCAAAATTTACGTGTCGCCGGATATGACCCAGCAACCATTCAAAAGCGTGTAAATCAATTACTCTAGCTTTAAGACCTGTAGGCTTAACGTCTATGGGTCTTATTTTTTTTTGCACTTTTTTAGCCAAACTACTTTATTTTTGGCCCCCAAATGTCCTAACAGTAGGAGGTTAAAAATATGAATCTTACTAATGAACAAGTACAAAATGAATTACTCTTCCAAAAAGCCCATGAGCTTACCCAAGAACTCTTAGCCAAAGGGTTAATTACACCAGAAATTGCCCAGCAATTAGAACAAGAAAATCGTAAGTCATTTCCACCATTACTTAACGAATTAATGCCCGAATATCGTTGATGTGTCTAACACCTAGAGATAATATGCATGACTGATGAAAGGAGGTACAACAAATGGAGAACACTAAAATCATGCAGGATTTCATTCCTAGCCAAGAGTTTAAACGCGTCGCTGCTTATTGCCGAGTTTCGACCAATTCCGACGAACAGCTAAAAAGTCTAGCAGCCCAACGTGAACACTACCAGCAATACATTAGTAATCACTCCGGTTGGGAACTAGCTGGAATCTACTATGATGAAGGTATTACGGGGACCAAGAAAAACAAGCGACCAGAATTACTTCATCTCCTAAAAGACTGTGAAGCTCATCAAGTCGATCTGGTAATCACCAAATCAATTAGTCGGTTAGCTAGAAACGCTGCCGATTGCTTAGATATTGTCCGCCAATTAAAGGATTTAGGGATTCCGGTTATCTTTGAACGTGAGAATCTAAATACCGCCAATATGGACGATGAATTTATCCTGACGGTCCTCAGTAGCATGGCGGAAAGCGAATCAAATTCTATCTCGGCTAATAACCGCTGGTCAATTCAATCGCGGATGGCAAATGGCTACTTTAAAGTTTCCACGCCACCCTATGGTTATGACCGTGATTTTGAAATCATTCCAGATGAGGCTAAGGTTGTTAAACAGATTTTTACAGCCTTCTTAAATGGCAAGAGTAGCTTATCAATTGCGAAAAGCTTAACTGCCCCATCACCATCTGGTGGAAAATGGAGTGACAGCACCATCCGGTCCTTATTGCGCAACGAAACTTATACCGGCGATTTGCGGCTACAAAAGACCTATACCGACCACTCATTCAACCGGCACGTAAATCATGATGAAGATACGATGACCTGGTATCAAGAC